CCGCACGCCGACGCTCAAGCCTCAGATGTTGGCCACGTTGATAATGCTTGGGTACTGCAAGTTGTCGTCGCGGTCCAAAAGCAACCACGCCAAAACCGCGCCCGCCGTAAAGGTGCCCACTACGGTATAATTCAGCTTGTAGAAGCGCGGCAGCGCAAGCCCGCCGTATGGCGGCCTTGGCAGGTCAATCGGGAACAGCAAGCGATTTCCCGCGTTAAGCTGCGCCAAGGTAATGACCGGCGAAGACGCATAGGTAATGTAGGTGCCTTGCCCGCCGCTGCCGTTGTCTGGCGCCCCTTGGAAGTTGATCTGAACACTCGTGCCGCCAGCAAAAAGGCCGTTGCTGACAACCAAAAGCTCTATCGATCTGCCGATTGACATATCGCGGGCGTTGCCGGTCTGGCCCGAAATGCCCACGTCAATAACATCGGTGCTATCGCGTGAGATGGTGATTGCCGCAAAGGCGCCGGTATCGCCGCCGTCGAAGCAAAGGGAACGGTCCAAAATCATCGTATTTCTCCTGCGCCCTGGGCGCTCTTGATGTGATAGAGGTTGCTGTGGGTCAGGTGATACGAGCTTCCGTGGAAAGCAGGCGATCCACAATTCGGATCGGCACGCCTCGGAAAGTCGTTACGGGCTTGCCGTTCCACTCCTCGATGCGAAGAAGCACGTTGCTCTTATTCATCGCTTGGCGATCAAGCGCAGCGGCAACTTGCCGATTGCAATAGATAGCAAAGCTGTTGGCGCCAAAAACGCCGCTGGGCTTCGTGGGATCGGTAGAGAGGCGCATACCGGACGGCGCGGTAGGCAGGCGATGGAACGCCGACACCAAGCCGTTAATAAGGTTCGGCGCGCTGCCGCCCGTGAGCAGCGTAACGTCGATGTTGCACATGCGCACAACGTAGCGCCAATCGCGCACGGCAAGGCCGCACTCCCATTTGAATTTGGAGCGATATACGCGATACATTGAACCGTCGGAAAGCATCTTGGTTTCTTCGCCAAGATCGGTCATTTGCAGGCCAGCGACCTTACCTTTCGGGAAGATGCCGTGGACCGAGTTTGGCCCCCACCCAACAACCCACACAGAGCAGTTTGTCGAGCCGGTGCCGCCCATATCAATGACGTTCCCGGCGCTGGCCGCGTTTGCCGTCTGAATGGTGCTGTATCGTGGAGCAAGCCCCATGATCTGCGCAGGCGTGCTCAAGGCGTTTGAGTAGATAAGCGCAGATTGAAGCTGCTGCGTCATGCCCTCGTAGAAACCCGCTTCTTCGCTCATGCGAAATTCAGCGGTGTTTCCGTTAAGGTCCGCCAAATCCTTGTCAAGCTCGGAGTAGCCTTCGAGGTTGCCGCACGCTTCCGTAATCTGTGCCGTCGTGCTTTTGGAGGGTTGCACGCCCTGGTAAAGCTGGCGCCACGTCCCTTGCGGGAGGCCGGTGCGAATGGTCGTCCGGTGCCCGCTGGTCTGGTTGCCTTCCAGCCAGAGCATGTCGTCCATCATCTGATTGGTTTGTGACAAAAGATCAACGACGGTTGCCATTTTCCCGTCGTCGTCAACCCGCTTCGCCCAATCGGCCAGCGTGAGGGCGACGTTACCGATAGTAGCCATGATATGCCTCTAATCTTTCAGCCGCCCTTAGCGGCGTTGTGGGATGGGTAGAGCAAAGCCGCCGCTGATCGCGTCGGCTCTGTAGGCGCATTGCCCTTAACCGGCCCCGGTTCAACAAGGCGCTGCGCCATGTTATGCAGGAGCCTTACAATAGCCGGGTGGTTGCCCGCCCCGGTTTCGTTAAGGGCTTGCCGTGCGGAGACAACATCTTCTGGTTTTGAAACCAAAGACATTGCCTGCCACACAGTTTGTAGTGTGCTGTCGAGCTTATCGCCCCCGAGCACAGGATCAGCTTTTACCTCGGCCACCCACTTTTCATTGAGCGCTACATACGCTTTCATCGGGGCTTGCATCTGTTCCACAAGCTTAGGCCCCAATGTGTTGATAACTGCTTGCACGCTTTCGTTGTCCATGCCGCCTTTCGCGGCACCCTCAAGAAAAGCAACAACAAGCGCGTCGTCCGCCGCGATGCCCTCCGGCATCTCAAGCTTGTAGTCCTCCGGCTTGATTACCTCGGGGGCCGACGGCTCCCCCTCTTTCTTGTCGGCCCCCTGGCTTTCCTTTTCGGCGGGCTTTTCCCCCGCTCCGTCGAGAAGCGACTTGTCCAGGACGGTTGTGTCCAACGCAGCAGCAGGCGCCTCGGCGGTGGCAGGCGCGGCAGCGGGAGCCTCGGCAGGCGCGGCGACAGGCGCGGCAGCGGGAGCCTCGGCAGGCGCGGCACTGCCGCCGCCGTCGCTTGGCTGCATGACAATTCGGTAGAAGCGGTCGATCAGCATTTTGTTCCCCTAGCTATTCGACAAATTTTCAGACAGCAGCAGTATATAGTTTTGCTTGGCCTCTTGCAACGCCATATTGTGCAAAAGTTGCCCTACCGCGCGCTGGCCTTCTCTGAAATGCAAAGCATTTGGATCGAAAGCCGCATTGGCAACTGGACGATAAAGTCCCGCCAAATCATGCAAGATAAAGGCGTAAAAACTGCGCCCGCTTTTCGTTGACAGCAGCAAGCGCAAAGCTTCGGCACGCTCTCTGGCCGCTGTCTTTGCTCGCGTAGCCGTTGCCCGCTGCGTCACAGGGTTTGTCAAATCCGGCACGCCCTCGGGCCGCGTATCCGGCACAGGATCGCCATAGTCGATATCGTCCATGTTGTCGGCTGTATCAGACATTAGGCTTTGCCTTGTATCCAAAAATCTGCGTGCTTCCTTCGGGTGGTGCGCCGGGGGGCACGTCGATTACCGGCACGGTATCCAGCACTCCGGCGTCCATGGTCAGCGCGTAGGCTTGCGCCTCCCCAGGAGTGCGAAACAGCATCGCGGCGTGCGGCTTATCCTTCCACCCAAACAGCGACAGATACTTGCCTTGAGCGTTGACGATTGCGTGCGGCATTACATTCCTCCGTTCAACATCATTTGAAGCGCGTTTTGACCGCCGCCGACATTGGTATCAGACAGCACTTTCGCGCCGCCTACCGCTGCCTGCAAGTCTTGTTCCTGCTTTGCCTGCGCTTGCGCCTGCGCACGCGCCTGACGAATTTGGTTCCGCTGCATCTTGCTCGTAAGGATGCGCGGCGAAACACGAAGCAGCGAAGCGTATTCTTCCATTGTGGCGTCAGCATCTAAATTGTCTAGCACATCAGGCAGCGCCCCGCCGATGTTGCCCGCAAAGCCCCACACACGCTCGATAGCCGTGGTCGCGGCGGCGCGCTGCAAATCCGCTAAAAGACTGATATAGTCGATTTTTAGTCCTACGCGCTGCATTGCTTCCGGTTGCGGCAGAAACATATCGAGACGCCACATGATGTTGAAGATTCGTCGAATGTCAGAGGCCAAACCTTCCCGCTGCAAGCGATCCATTGCCGGGCCAAGCATGACGAGTTTTTCTTCGCGGCGTGCGTCGATCTCGGTAGCGGTCCGCACCGTGTCAAGCTGCGAAATCATAAGGAATAGGTCGTTAAAGAAAACGTCCTTAATTCGCGCTTCAACCTTGGCTATGTCCTCTTTAAGCTCGCCGATGGGCATGTTGACGGGAAACGCGGGCTTGAAGCCCACGCCACCAGTCAGTGTTTGAACGTAGGTCACGGCGCCTGGGAGCAAAGAGGCAGGCTCGTTCTTCATCGACGCATCGGCTACCATCGGCGGATTTACAATCTTGTCGATGCCTTGCGCTTTACGCAATTCCTGCTGCTGTAGCTGCTTGATGTCGCCGAGCGCGTCCATGCCCGGCGACCGGCCATACGCATCGTTACCGATCACATCCCACCTTGGGCATGAGAAAGGCTTATCGAGGTAGCCGGTGGCGCGGAGAAAACCGCCTGCTTGGTTGCTTCCGCACTCCCAATAATACTCGCGGTATCGAAAGTGTTTCGGCACTCCGGCTGCGTCGGGGCCTGTTGGGCTTGAGGTGTATTCAGGGTTTGGCTCTATGGCGTGACCAATTACGATCTCCGTCTCGGCGCCAGCGCCGTTGCCTTCTGTCATGGTTTGGTAGATGGCCTTGACTGACGGGCTTGCGTTTTCAATTCCAAACTCGTCAACGATCTGCTGCACCGTCATAGTGAATTTGCGATACAGCGTATTCACGTCGAAATTTGGACCGGCTGCGCAGTAGTATTCCCCTGCTGCCGGGTTAAAGCAGCGTATCACGCTGTCGCTGTCCGCGTAGATGATAAGAGGCGCGGTGCCGAACACGACAAGATCGAGATATTGAACCGCTTTGGCACCGTAGTAATTCGACGCGGCCATGACGCGCAACATACGCTTGGTGGCGTCCTCAAGCCAAATCTGCACGTCGCCGTCCCGCGAGAGTTCATCGTTGCCGTCGGCCAGCGAAAGCCGGAACCAGGGCCGCGACGGCGACGTGGTGCCAGACATAATGCCTGCTGCCGCGTTGCGGGCGGCGGTGGTGGCCACGCTATTGATGATCTTCTGGTTGATCTGCGCGCCTTTGTTGCTCTGGTTTGCTGTCGCAAGCCAGCGATAGCGGCGCGGCAAGATGTGATCGGCTAATTGCCGCCAATGCTGCCACCAAGAGTTTCGCGCATTGTCTAGCTCGGTAAGCCGGGCGTCCACATGCTTACGAAGCTTCGAGGCTTGTGCCTGAGCAAGCTTGGGTGATGGCTTGCCGC